TATGGAAAAATAAAGGCTCTGAAATTCATGGAAGACAACCGCGAGGCCCTTTGGGGGAGTCTATATTCGGAAATAAAAAAGGAAAAGTAAACAGCATGAAATTCATTGATTTTTTTAGCGGTGTGGGGGGGGTTCACGCATGGGATGGAACTTGCAGGCCACGAGTGTATTGGTCACTGTGAGTTTGACAAGTATGCAGAAGCAAGCTATCGCTCAATGCATACCATCACAGATAAGCAACGAGAATACTTGCTTACCTTACCGCTCAGACAAAGACAGAAGGAGATTTTAAAGGATGAGTATCTTAATGGAGAATGGTACGCAAATGATGTTCGAAGAGTTATCGCAGACGACATACCAAGATCAGAATGTTGGTGCTTTGGATTTCCCTGCCAGGACATCAGCATTGCAGGACACCAACACGGATTTAAAGGAAATCGCTCAAGCCTATTTTTTAGAATTACAAACCTTATTGAACAGCTCAAAGAGGAAGATAGACCCAACACCCTTTTCATTGAAAATGTTAAGAATCTACTTTCTGTTAATCGAGGACTTGACTTCGCAAGACTTCTCGTTGAGTTGGACAAAATCGGGTACGATGCGGAGTGGGAAGTTATCAACTCAAAGCACCACGGCGTCCCACAAAACCGCGAAAGAGTGTTTATTGTTGGACATCTTAGAGGAGCAGGTAGACGGGAAGTATTTCCTATCGAGAAAGCAGGCGGAGAAAATTGTATTAAGCAAATAGGCCTTATAGGGGGGGTGAAACGAGATAATCCCAATCGTTACAGAGTTTACGATCGTGAGGGAATTGCTCCCTGCCTAACAAAATGTGGAGGTGGAGGCCTAGAGGCGTATATAACACAACCATTTGGAGTTGTAAAGACAAGCAGCAAGCTGCAAGAACTCGAAATTGCAAACTGCTTGACAGCGAGTGAGGATCGAGGGGTGTCAAAGCAAGGCCCATCAGGAACTGCAGTTGCTATACCACTAGCATTTTCAGAGCAGTTTGGTATAGACAAGTCATCAAAGGCACCTCAGAAAATAGACATCGCAAATTGTCTGCTTGCAAGGGAAGACAGCGGAGTAAAAACACACTCTGCAGAGGGAACAGCAATAGCAATTCCAGTCCTAACGCCTGAGCGAGAGAATAAGCGACAAAATGGTCGAAGAATGAAAGAAGACGGTGAACCATCTTTTACACTAACAGCACAAGACCGACATGGCGTTGCAATATCCGTGCAACCAAATGATAAAAGTGGGGTGGATGAAATCAAAATAAAGGAAGCTACAAAAAAAGGATATGCTCTTGCAGACAAGGGAGATAGTGTCAACCTCGCAGTACCAAGTAGCACAACAAGACGAGGAAGAGTAGGCGATCAAGTCGCGCAGACACTAGATACATCTTGCAACCAAGGAGTTGTAGTAGAGCTATATGATAACTGTAGTGTATGGGCAACCTGGAGCGAAAAATATAACTGCTATCTTGCAATAAGAAAACTAACACCACGCGAGTGCTTTAGATTGCAGGGGTGGGAGGACAAATATTTTGAAAGAGCAGAGCAGCTAAACTCAAATAATCAATTGTATAAGCAGGCAGGTAATGGAGTGACAGTTAATGTAATAAAACACATAGCAGAGAGGATGTAAATATGAAAGAAAGAGAGACCTTAAACGAATTCAAGCCAGGCGATTTATTTATATATCGCAATGGCGACAGATACGAAATAGGAAAGGTAAAAGGAATCAAAGACGACACACATTGTTGGTGTTGGTATCACGAAGGCGAAACTGCAGCATCGACTTCCGTCGATGTAATGCACAAAATCATGAACGATTTTTGCATAAAGAAAACGAGCCTTGGTGGTGCGGCTGAAGAGGTTAATAACTTATGAAAGCGGTGCTTAAATATCCAGGGGCAAAGAACAGGATTGCTCCTTGGATAATAAAACATATACCTGAACACAAAGTATACTGCGAGCCGTTCTTTGGAAGTGGAGCCGTGCTGTTTAACAAAGAACCTTGCTATAACGAGATTGTCAACGATATTGATGACGATGTGTATAACTTCTTCAAAGTGTTGAGAACCGAACCGAGCAAGTTGGCCGAAGCAATAAGACTGACACCTTATTCAAGGACAGAATATGAAATGGCTTATATAAGCGACACTATAGATGATGTAGAGCGAGCGAGAATATTTGCAATTAAGTGTTGGCAAGGTTTTGGGTGTGGAAACAAATATAAAAATGGCTTTAGGCGAGGTATAGGAGCGACAAGTCCGAACCCAGCGAAGGCCTGGAATGAGCTGCCTGATTCCTTACGAGTTGCGACCGAGAGGCTGAAAAACGCACAGATTGAGCATAAAGATGCAATAGAGCTGATAAAGAGTTTAAGAGGGGAAGAAACCTTTATCTATATAGATCCTCCATATTTATTAAGCACTAGAAAAAAGAATTTATATAACCACGAATTAGACGACGAATACCATGTAAAGCTATTAAAAGTCTTATGTGAAAGTGACTGCAAAGTGATGATTAGTGGATATGACAACGACCTTTACAATTCATATCTCAAGGATTGGAACAAGCTGAGTAAAGATACTACTGCAGAATGCTCAGTCAAACGAACAGAAACAATATGGATGAACTATGAGTACGATGCTCAAGTGACTTTATACAATTGATAACAGAAATGATGGCGATTGATAAGAGTTGAGAAGAACGCAGAAGAGTTGAGAAGAAAGGATGTAACGATGATACCAAAATTTAGAGCATGGGATAAGCAAAATAATTGTTGGACAAATTATGCAATTAGCGACGACTTGCCAATGTTTTATGACAAACATACAGGGTGTTGGCATCGTAAAAACAAAGATAGGTTTGTGTTAATGCAATCAAGCGGACTAAAAGACAAGAACGGAGAGGAAATATACGAGGGGGATATATTGCTAAGCACAGCCTCAGAGAATAAAGAGGATTGGAAGAAATGGCAGGTACATTATGCAGATGGTCGCTTCTTGATTGACTACAAGCAAATTCCAAAGGACAAAAGAAAACGAAAAAACCTTGAATTAGAAGATTTGTGCGAAGACAATGTATGGCTTTATGGGTTAGAAGTAATCGGCAACATATACGAGAACGCCAATCTAACCGAGCTTAACAAATACAAGCGAATGCAAAGGAGAACCAAAATGTTCATGAATTTACCAAGCAGAGAAGTAGTTAAACAATTACGCGAGGAATACCCTGAAGGAACTAGGGTCCGTCTTATATCAATGCAGGATCCATATGCACCACCACGAGGCACAGAGGGAACTGTACAAGGGGTAGACGATGCAGGAGCCATCATGGTTGATTGGGACAACGGTAGTGGACTACACATATTATACGAGATTGACAGATGTGAAAGGATTTAAAACAAGGAGGAAATCATGAAGAGAGAAACACTAGAGAGAGCGATTGAACTTAGAGCCGAAATACATCGCATTGAAGAATGTTTAAAAAGACTAAAAAACAGAGCTTTTTTTGAGACGGAATGTAGACTCCGCTTTAACATATCGGTTCTAGGTTATCTAGATCAGGGTGGTTTTGAATTGACCGATAAACTAAAAACAAAGATAGAAACAACAATTCGAGAATATGTTGAAGACCTGAAGAGGGAACTAGAATCACTATAAAAGCACCATATAAGCGAAACTCTACAACTAAAGAATGAGAGAGGGAAATAATGAAAAGCGAAACAGTAATTTATTTAAGCGGAAAGATAACAGGTCAAGCAAACTATAAAGAATTATTTGAAGAGGCGAGAAAAGATGCCGAGGAAAAATTTCCAGGAGCAACAATAATCAATCCTGCAGAGATTAGCCTACCTGAAATCTGCGATTGGGATGACTATATGAGCGTTTGCCTGCGACTGCTCGATAAAGCATGCATAATTTACATGCTTGATAATTGGTTAGAGAGTAAAGGCGCTCGCAAGGAATATATCACAGCCTTTCAAAAGGGACTAAAGGTATACTTCCAAACATACAGCAGGAGAATTGAAAATGAATAAAGAAATAGAGGCCCTTGTAAAAAGAGAGCTTGAAGAGGCAAATAAGATACACCCACAATTTAGCAGTACCCATGAAGGGTACGCAGTGATCTTAGAAGAGACAGAGGAGCTCGCTGAGGAGTCCATAGAAATTCACAAGATTATAAAGACGTGGTGGACCTATCTCCGCAAAGACGAAGATATAGCTATACAAAAAAATCGAGTTGAAAATATAAGAAAACATGCAGTCAATGCGGTTAAGGAAGCAATCCAGGTGATTGCGATGTGCGATAAGTTCAAGAATTTATAAAAACCTACATTATAAATAGAGGAAAAAAGACGAGCTCGTGTGAAGAGCATTGCAGCTCGATAAGAGTATTAACACTAGAGGGAAAAAACGAGAGATGGCAAAAATAAAACAAGTAGCTATAAAAGAGACATGCGTAGCAGGAAGAACTATTGAACATGTCATTAAACTTCCATCAGGATGTCACAAAGGAAAGAGGGCGCAAAGAATGAATGCCACATCCGAAAATGTAAAGAAGATAAACGACATCATAGCAGAGCGAAACTTTAGAAGATTAATCAATCATAATTTTGGATATGGATCAGGACACTACACACTAACATATGGCCATGATGAGCCAACACCTGCAGAGGCAAAGAAACACCTCAAGAATTTTTTGAACAGACTCAAGTATGCAATGGGAGACAAGCTAAAGTGGATTGCTGTTACAGAATACGAAAATAAGCGAATCCATCACCATGTTATAATCAACACTTGCGATGCAGCCCTTATAAACAAGAAGTGGGGCAAGGGATGGGTAAAGCCAACACTGTTTGATGATAGCGGCGACTATCACCTACTTGCAAACTACCTCATCAAAGAGACACAAAAAACTTTTAGGGATGAAGATTGTCCTACTAAGCGCAGATATTCCTGCAGTAGAAATTTAGAGAAACCGATAGTTAAAAGAGAGCCTGTAAGTATTGCGGCTCTATTTGACGATCCAAAGGCAATCAAAGGCTATTACATAGCAAAAGACAGCATAAGGAGATACACCCATCCTGTAACGGGACTTGATTACTTAGAGTATACCGAGATAGCTTTAGACAAACCAAGAAAGTATAAGGTATGGCCACGAGGAAAGACGGTCCGTGCAGAGGGACCTATAAAAATAAGGGAAAGGGAAAAACAGCTTGGTATTGCCGAGCTCGGTTAGTGTGCAATGAGAGATTACCAAAGGCAAAAGAATAACAAGTATAACCTGCCCACAGAAGTATATCATCAAACGGTATGGCAGATTAGAGATTATTATAGACTCAAAGCAAAGGCACAAGATATCCTTGACGAATGTGCAAAGCTATCTGATGGACAACCACGAGGGACTGATATACAAGACATCGTTGCACAGAAGGTTATCAAAAGAGATGCATTCATCGAAAAGACGAGGGCAATCGAAAAGGCGCTCGACACTATCCCATACGAATATCAAAATGGGGTATGGAATAACATCTTATATTTTGAGAGGTATCCGCGTGATGCAGCAGTAAGCACATATGGATCATACAAGTCAAAGTTCATCTACAAGACAGCAGAGAACCTTAAATTGATTTAAAATCAAAACTTCGGAAACCAGGGAAAAAAAACAGTGTTATCATGATAGTGTGGAGTGTGACGGGATAAGGGCAACGGCACACCGCAATACATCTCTCAAACTAAAGTGTTTGAAACTCATAATTCACTAAGCAAAGGGCAGTTTTATAGCTGCCTTTTGTTTTGCTTATTTTCAGGAGAAGAAATGAATTACAAAGAAATAGAAATCAGCAAGCTAATGCCATACGAGAACAATGCAAGAACGCACAGCGAGGCACAGCTAAATAGAATTGCAGAAAGCATAAAAGAGTTCGGATTCATCAATCCAATACTAATTGACAAGGAATACGGAATCATCGCAGGTCATGGAAGAATGATGGCAGCAAAACAACTCGGAATAGACAAGGTGCCTTGCTTATTTGTTGAGCATCTAAGTGAGGAACAGAAACGAGCATATATAATCGCAGACAATAAACTCGCACTAGATGCGGGATGGGATTACGACATACTCGAAAGCGAGATGAAAGCACTGCAGGAGATGGACTTTGATTTAGAGCTAACGGGTTTCACGGAAGATGAAATCGCAGGCATAATCAAACTAGGAACTGAAGAGGAATACGAGGACGACTTTGACCCTGAAGAGGCACTACCTGAAGAGGCAGTCACAAAGCCAGGAGACATATGGCGGCTAGGAGATCATATACTTGCATGTGGTGATAGCACGAACAGCGAGGACATGAAGAGGCTTGTAGATGGCAGAGTGGTAGATTTGATAGTAACAGATCCACCATACAATGTGGCATATGAAGGCAAGACTAAGGATAAGCTAAAGATTCAAAACGATCATCAATCAACTGACGACTTCACAGCCTTCCTAGAGGCAGCGTTTAAAAACATGGCAGAATGGCTAAAATCTGGGGGGGTGGTCTACATATGGCACGCAGACACGATGAGAAAGGCTTTTTTAGATGCAATAGAGCAGACAGACTTATCAGTACGAGAAGTGCTTGTTTGGGTAAAGAATACGATGGTTCTAGGCCGACAAGATTACCATTGGCAGCATGAACCCTGCCTTTACGGATGGAAAGAAGGAGCTGCACACTATTTTATCGATGATAGAACGCAGACAACAGTAATGCAGTACGACAAACCTGCAAAGAGCATAGAACATCCAACAATGAAACCTATCGAGTTAATTGCAAAACAAATACAGAACAGCAGCAGAACAAACGAGGTCGTTTTGGATCCATTTGGTGGAAGTGGTACAACTCTTATAGCATGCGAACATCTGAAGAGGAAATGCTTAACCATGGAACTAGATCCAAGGTACTGTGATGTCATCGTAAAAAGATGGGAAGAACTAACGGGACAAAAAGCTGAAAGGCTAACATAAAATGACGGAAGGAGGGCATTATGGCAAAGGGCAAATATGATGAATGGCGAACCAAGGAAGGATTGTTAAAAATCGAGGGATGGGCGCGAGACGGACTTATAGATGAGCAAATAGCTCACAACATTGGAATATCGAGGAAAACGCTCAACGAATGGAAAAACAAACATAGTGACATTCGTAACGCCTTAAAAAAAGGCAAGGAAGTCGTAGACATCGAAGTCGAAAATGCGCTCCTCAAAAATGCACTTGGATATGACTATGAAGAGACAACGATAGAGGTCGATTCTAAAGGCAAAAAACGAAAGAAGATTATAACCAAGCATGTGCAGGGGGACACCACTGCGCAGATTTTTTGGTTAAGAAACAGAAAACCACACTTGTGGAGAGATACGCGGAACATCGCGGTAACTGCAGAGGATAGCACCAAACTAGATGCAATTATGACACAGTTGGGCGGTGAGGGTCTTGAAGAGTAACTTTCCATTGAGCCAAAAGTATATTGACTTTATCAACACCACTGAGGGGGTGAGTGCTGAGTTTCTAGAGGGGACTACAGCATCGGGAAAGACAACAGTTGGTGCATCTGTCAAGTTCATGCGAATGGTATCTAAAAGCAAACAGAAATTGCATATACTAGCAAGCACAACAATCGGAACTGCTGAGAAGAATATCATCAACCAGGATAATGGAATCCTTGATTTACACAAGAACGCAGAATATAGAGGAAATGGCGACAAAGAGAATAAACTATCTCACATAAGATTTGAGGACAAGATCATCTATGTGTTAGGTTACAACGATGCACAGAAGTGGAAGTTAGCACTTGGAGGACAGTATGGCTGTGTGTTTATAGACGAGATAAACACAGCGAATATGGAATTCGTGCGAGAGGTGTCAGTAAGAAACGAGTATCTATTAGCGACACTTAATCCCGACAATCCTGCACTGCCTATATACAAAGAGTTCATTAACCACGCGAGGCCTTTCAAGAAGTACAGAGCGGATGTTCCTGTAGAGATATTAAAAGAACTAGTAGAACCGCCAATTCCTGGATGGAGGTATTGGTTTTTTAGTTTTAAAGATAATGCTAGCCTCACTGAAGAGGCTATCGAAAAAAAGAAACAATCTGCACCGCCAGGGACAAAGTTATACAAAAACAAAATTCAAGGCTTGCGTGGAAGAGCAACGGGCATCGTTTTTATTAACTTTGAGCAAAAGAAACACACCATCAAGGCTAGTTATCTAAAAGAGCAAATAAAACGAGGAGAGGTCAAGTTTGCTCGTTTTACTGCGGGTCTAGATACAGCGTACTCAAGCAAGAGTCCTGATACGATTTCGATGATATTTCAGGGCATAACAACAAAGGGTGTATTGATAACACTCGATGAAGAGGTATACAACAACGCATCAGTAGACATACCAATCGCACCATCGGACACAGCAGAACGATTTGTCAAATTCCTCGAAAAGAACCGAAAGGATTGGGGTTTTGCAAAAGATGTGTTTATAGACAGCGCAGATCAAGCGACATTGACGGAACTGAACAAATACAAGCGAACACACGGAAGTATATACAACTTCATTGGTTCGTATAAAAAGACAAAGATTATAGACCGAATCAACCTGCAAATCGGATGGATAGCACAGGGTTTATATCTTGTCTGCGACCACTGTACAGAACACTTAAAAGAGATAGACACATACAGTTGGGACGATAAGAAAGACATGCCTGAAGATGGAAACGACCACACAATCAATGCATCGCAGTACGCGTGGTTGCCATACAAGGAAATCATCGGAAAGGAAGAAAGACAAAGTGGGATTGATGAATATGATTAAAAATAGCTTAAGAAACTTTTTAGAAATCGAAGATGCAATGCCTGGAGTAATCAGGATAACTGCTGCAATGACATTTGAGGACAATGCGGCAAAGAACCGCATATGGTACAGAGGTGATGCATACGAGCTATCGCAACTATACACCCAGATTCCAAGTCCGAATGCAAGTGTGTCTTTTTGGGGAGCAAGGTCAACACCAGGAATGGAAATCAAAAGGGTACACACGGGACTACCTGGACTTATAGTTGATATGCTGACGAGCATTACTTTGACGGATCTAAACGCAATCGAAATCAAATCAAAAGACATCGAGGATAGATGGGAGCAAATAGCTGCAGAGAATAACATCAAAGAGGTACTCAAAGAGGCAACCAAAGAGGCGCTGTACATAGGCGATGGGGTATTCAAGATAGGGTTCGATCCTAAAATAAGCAAATTGCCAATCGTCGAGTGGGTGCCAGGGGACAGAGTAGAACTAATATTTAATCGCAAGCGACTCAAAGAGGTGATTGTAAAGACATTCTTTACAGAGGAAAGACACAACTACACACTCATAGAGCGATATGGCTATGGTTATCTCAAAAACGAGTTATATCGCAACGAGCAAATGGTAGATCTAAATAGCACGCAGTTCACAAGCACACTGTCGGATTACAAATTCGACGAGAACCTCATACTTGCTGTGCCTTTTAATATCTATGGCTCAAGCAAGTGGGAAGGACGAGGACAGTCTATTTTTGACCGTAAAACAGACAGCTTTGATAGTTTGGATGAGGCATGGTCGCAATGGATGGATGCATTAAGAGCGGGCAGGACAAGGGAGTACATTCCTGAATGCTTTTTGCCGCGCGATCCAAACACGGGAATGGTGATGAAACCCAACTCGTTTGATAATCGCTTTATAAAGACCGACACAGACAACCGCGAGGGGGCGTCAAACAAGATAGAAATTGAACAGCCTGCAATTCCACACGATAGCTATTTGTCAACATACATCACAGCACTAGATCTAGCACTGCAAGGAATAGTCAGTCCGTCGACGCTTGGAATCGATGTTAAAAAGCTAGACAATGCAGAGGCACAGCGCGAAAAGGAAAAGGCGACATTATATACACGAGACGCAATCATTGAGGCACTGTCATCGTGCATACCAAAACTCGTCAATATGACAATTAACGCGGCTGCAGTGATGGAAAAGAAACCATTTGAAGAGGTGGAAGTCACAATCACATTTGGTGAATACGCAAATCCGTCATTTGAGTCGCAGGTGGAAACTATCGCAAAGGCAAAGTCAGGAGGCATTCTAAGTATAGAGGCGACGGTCGAGGAACTATATGGCGATTCCAAAACAGAGGAATGGAAAGCACAAGAGGTGCAGAGGCTAAAAGCCGAGCAAGGGTTCATAGAAATGGATGAGCCATCTGCGAACGAATCACTTGGTGGTTTTGAGATTGAGGAGTAAACAAAGAAGGATAGAGCGATGGTAATTGTACACATACTAAAGCGCGTGTACCAAATGAGCGATGCAGAGGCAGAGGGGTTGCTAAAGATAGCGGCCGATTCTGTCTCTTTTGGCGTTTACGCGGTAAGAAAAGAAAATCAAATCCAAATGCTAAATATTAAATGTGAGAGCAGAACACAGCTCAAAGCAGAGATAAGGGCATGGAAGAGGCAAGGATACAAGGTATATAGCAATGGACTATGATGTAGCAAGGTCACTCGCACGAATCGAGGACGATATCACAGCATCGCTTATAAGGAATCTAAAGCACCATAGAGCGCAGGAAACTGAAGAGGGACTAGAGTGGGTGCAATGGCAAACAGTCCAACTGCAGGAATTAGACAAGTTCAAACGCAGATACGCAAAAAAACTAAATAAGGAATTCAAGCGAATCAATCCACACATAGACGAGGCAATCAACGAAGCGTTTAATCAAGGCAAGATGGATGAAGAGGTTGCAATCCTGGAATCCATCAAAGAGGGAAAAGGAAAAGGGAAGGCATATCGAAGAGGTTCGTCCTTCTTTCAAAAGGACAACAAGATCGAGAAGATTATAAACGCAACCACAAACGATATGGAGAAGGCGGAATACGCAATCCTTCGAAGAGCGAACGATCAATATCGTAAGATCATATTTGATGCACAAATGTATGCAGCAAGTGGGGCAGGAACATACGAGAAAGCCATCGACATGGCCACGCACGACTTTCTAAGTGCAGGGATAAACTGCGTGCAGTATAAAAACGGAGCAAGGGTCAGTGTGTCAAAGTATGCTGAGATGGCCATAAGGACAGCAACAAAACGAGCATACTTACAAGGGCAAGGTGAAATGCGCCAAGATTGGGGCATAAGCACGGTCATATTAAACAAGCGCACCAGTGCATGTCCATTGTGTGCTCCTTTCGTTGGGAAGGTATTCATTGACGATGTGTGGAGTGGTGGAACAAACAAAGATGGGAACTATCCTTTGCTTTCGTCTGCAATTGCAGCAGGGCTATATCATCCAAACTGTAAAGATTCGCACACGACATACTTTCCAGGGACAAGCACAAAGCCTGAGCATATCACAAGACGAGATCTAGTAAAGATGGTCAGCGAGGCAAAGCGTGAATCAAAAGCAACATACTGTGAGCGACAAGCAGAAAGGTGCGGGAGACTTGCTAGGTATTCTTTAGACACAGACAAGCAGAGGATATTTAAATTAAGGGAACAGCAGTGGATAGAAAAGAAATTCGAATACACAGAAAGAGAACTCGCTCACATAAAAGACGATGGAATAAGAGACGCGGGCCATGTGAATCTTGAACTTGTGAATTCATACAGATTTCATAAAAAGTTTGAAGGGATAGTTAATAGCAAGGTAGTGAGTGAATCAATGTACAAAGAAGCAATGGAAATACTTAAATCAAGAAATAACACCCTATATGAGGAAATCGTAGCAATAGACGCGCGCACGGGTAAGCGACTTGTAAAAAACACAATGGCAATCGATATGGGGAGAACACATGCGTGTGGATTTTCATATAGTGAAACAGAATTATTAAATAGCAGAAGAACTCCATTTGAAGTGATACACAATCATCCCAATAACTCATTCCCATCTAGTGCAGACATAAGAAAGCTATTTGAGAGGGAATGGCAGAGTGGATCCACTATAATCTGTCACGATGGGACTGTATACAGAATAGGGAAAGTGAAACCATTGAAAGATATTGACTTATATATTGACCAAATATATAATGAAGTCAAATTAAAAATGGTTGGCATGCCTGATGTAGCAATAGAGGAAAGCGTATCAAAAACCATCATAGATGAATTGATGAAATCCAAGAGCATTACATTTACAAGGAGATAGGATGATGAAAAAGAAAGAAGAGACTATTCGTGATTACGATTATTTTTTAGACGATAGCAAGATGCCAAGTGCAGAGGAATCTAAGAAAATTGTGATTCCTGAAGAAATACAAAGGCAGATAAAGGCGGCCGCTGAAAAAGTTTCGAGAGAGTTCGGCTTATATTAATAAATATCAAGCATCGCAAAGTGCGGGGCTTTTTTAGTGGTTCAGAAAGGAGATAA